GGCCTCGTCTCCCGCCCCTTTTGATCCCCCGCGTTTTCCGTTCCTATTCGATTCATGGGTCGCTCCCGGAACAGCCGCGTCATCCGATACCGGAAACGAGACGGCATTTGCCAACTCTGACGAGATACCGGTTCGAACATTCGAGACTGGGATTATGGTTATTTGCACATCCCCGACTGCATCCGCTTTCCCGGACTCTTGACACTCCCCCAACGACAGGATCCAACCGATCGGATCAAGATCGACGAGGATCCGAAGCAAAGCCAGGGAAAGACTGAACAAGCCAGCAGTAAGCGATATGCATGCCGGCAGCCATGTCTGACTCATCACGCACCCGCTTCCTGTGTCGGTTTCGCGAGGAACAGTTTGGCGAAATACGTCTGCCCCTTGCCGGTCATCTTCGGCGTCTTGTTGATCGTGGTGTGCCCGTCCGAGTGGCTGATGGTCGTCTCCTTGACCTCGAACAGGTGAAGGTCCATCGCCTTCTGTGTGGGCATGTTCCAACTAGAGCCCTTGGCCTTGATGAGCCATCCATGCTCGCGGAGCCAGGCGAACAGGCGCCGTGAGCCGATGTCGATGCCGTTGCTTTTCAGGATCTTCGCGAAATCGCCCACAAGGATGGACGTCCTCGCGGTTTCGACCGCGTTGGCGAACAGGACCTTGCCTTCCTGGGCTTTGAGCTGTTTGGCTTGTTCGTCGACCTTGGATTGCAGCCATCGCATGCTGGCCAACGCCATCTGTTCCGGTGTCATCCGTTCCTGGCCGGCCATATAGCCGCCGTGCTTGCGGATGGACGGCAGCACCTCATGCGTCACCCAACGCTGGAACTCCTTGGCCTCCGGCTTCCGAGACTTCATCACAAGACGGTAAAGACCAGGTTCGCTGATGATATACGTCTGCTGCCGGCGACCAATCGAATCGATGACTTCAGTAGTACTGAACTCATCCTTATCAAACATTTTGACGGTCTCAGTTGGATTGCCAAGGTCAAGGATGCTCATACAATCTTTGAGCACGAACCAGGGCTCCCCCGCCTCGTCGGTCAAGGTACGCAATGCCGCGCCCTTGAAATCGAACTTCTGTATTTCGTTGTTCATGTGATTCTCCTTAGAATCGTTCTCATGTGTTCTTCCGTGATGATTGGTGAAATATGAGTTGGGTTACCGGTATTGATTGGTCCTCGGTGGTACCGGCGAGCGTCGTAACGTCCACGGCGGTCACGCTGCTGTTGCGCTATTTCGACAGGAACCGGCCGAATCTTGTGCTTACACGGCGTGAAGTTGTGCTGCCGGAGCATCTGTCTGGTAATCGCGATCTGTATGGCGAGCCACTGACCTTGGAGAACATCGGCACAGCGCCAGCCATTGACGTCCGGTTCGTCGGCTCCGGCTGCGTTGTCGCGGTGGAACTCAAGCCTTCGCATGGCAACGACTTACGTCACTGGGAAAGTTCCATGCCATCCATCGCCCCGGGCGAGTCCGTCGTATTGCAGATGCACCACTCCGATGCGGATTCGATCATCGTGGTCACGCATGACCGTTTCCCCTCGATTCCTTGGCTCCGCTGGTGGAAGAAGCGTCTACGATGTCATGTGGGACGTGTCTCCGGTGAGAATCTGTGGCCGGCCAGTGGGTATAAGGCGATTCGGATTCCCCTTTGGCGGCAGCTGATTGGCCGGCGGGAACGGTACGAGCTTCGGAATCGCACTGACGAGATCGAGGAGCCACCGGAACCGTTGCATCCGACGCCGATGACCGGGCGATGATCCCGTTCAGAAACTCGACATCGGCATTGAGACGCTGTCTTTTTTCGATGTTCCGCTCCCAGAGTTCGATGGCGGCAACCGGATCCGAAACAGGATTCGAGCTTGCTCTGCATTCGCAGTCAAGCTTGAGGCCCAAGTCGTTTGCCTTGACGTGTCGGGCACGGGTGAATCGGTGACGAGAGAATCGACGTGATTCTGGCCGCCCAGGCGTCCCACCGTTTCAGCATGAACTCCTGCGATACGCCTTCCTCTGCAGGACCATGCCCATTCGAGCAGGATACGACGAAGTAATCCATCCTGTTGTTACCCGAATAAGCTGTTTTCGACACACGGATTTCCGGACTGCCGCCGCATAGCGGACAATCCAATGGCCTTTTCGAATCTTCGACCGGAATATTGATGTTCATTTCGGGTTCTCCTTTCGATTCATGCGTCGGCGAGCGCTGCTCACGGCTTGATCTGTTTGATGCCGTCGATTGGTTGCAGGAGCTTGATCATGAGCTGGTAGAGGCTCATGCCGAACATTCCTGCGGCTTTCTCGAGTTGTTCGGTAGTGAATGAACCCTCGCCCTGCAATCGCTTACTAATGTTTTGCTCACTCACACCAAGCTCCTTGGCGAGTGCGGCCTGCGTCTTGCGGTGGCGTGCGAGCTCGCCGCTGAGGTTTCGTGCGATGGTTTCCGTTTCGCTCATTGGTTGCCGCTCCTTTCTGGTTGGTCCGTTCCCTTGCGACAACTCTCAATCTACCTATTTAGGTGATTCAATGTATCTACCTATATAGGTTCTTTACAAAATCTACTTATTTAGATAGACTTCAGGCATGGCACGAGGATCTAAAAACGAAGTCACCGAAGACAGCAAAAGAATCATCGATGTATGTCGGCAACTGTTGAAAAATAGCGGCATTACGATAGATGAATTCTTCGATTCCAGCGGATTGAGCAACAATTACTGGTACAAACGCATGCGCTATGAGGCGCCGTTGAACACGTCCGACGTGGAGCACATCGCCTCCACATTCGGGCTCACCAGCCTCGACATCTACACACGCGCACTCGGCAGCGAGGCCGCACGCGCCTACGAAGCCCGCGAGCGCGAATCCCAGATCACCGATGATCTCATCGACCGTATCGCCGCGCACCCCGAAGACTATGACATGGCCGCAAACAGGGATCCGAACGCACGCCTCGAAGCCGAGACGCCTGACGATTGATGGATTGAAAGGAACACGAATGACCGAATACAACCTGTATTGTGACGAGAGCTGTCATCTGGAACATGACGACAGCGATGTCATGGTCCTTGGAGCCCTCATCATCCCCAAGGATAAAAAGCAGGAGATCACGGAAAACATCCTCCAGATCAAGGCACGTTACGGCGTCAAGGCACGTACGGAAGTGAAGTGGACGAAGGCCAGCATGCCGAAAATCGACCTGTACAAGGATTTGCTGAACTGCTTCTTCCTGGATGACGACATGAGGTTCCGTGTTCTGGTGGCCAAGAAGACGCGCCTGAACCATGAGGCATGGTCACAGTCGCACAACGACTGGTATTACAAGATGTATTTCACCATGTTGAACAGGCTGTTCGATTCCACGAACACCTACAACGTGTACGTGGACATCAAGGACACGCATTCCGCGCAACGTACCGAGAAACTTGAGGAAGTGCTGGCGAACAGCCATTACGACTTCAACCACGAGTGCATCAAGAAAGTGCAGCCGATCCGTTCGGACGAAGTGCAGATGATGCAGATCACCGATGTGATCAACGGGGCCGTATGCAGGGCGAACCGGACGACCATCCCCCAACCATCGGGCGCGAAAGCTGAAATCATCGACTACATACGCATGAAATCAAAGCTCCGTCTCACCCAGTCAACGACCTTGGGCACGCGCAAGTTCAACATCTTCGTCTGGGAAGGACGGAACGCATGACACCGCATTGGATACCGGAGCTCGTGCCCAAATCCCCGATAGAAGACTTCGCCGTATACGAGGATAGGATTTACGCAATCTTCAGGCAGGACTTCATAGATTCACACCCATCATTCGACGGTCTGAGGGTCTCCGTGCGCCGCCAGAGAGAGGAGACCGACGGAAAATGGGCCGGGTTCTTCCACATCACAAGCGTCGAAGACCACGCGACCGGTGACAGGAACGTTGATCTGCGTAGATGCGAACGAATCAGGTTTCCACGAAAGACGATTGACGACGCAAAGGATTGCCCGCAATGCCATTATGAAACATGCGATGCGCCATTAATCTGGAGGAAGCATAAGCATGGCCGCGATAGGCTGTATATCCTCATTGAATCAGAACGGTATCTAGTCGTATTGGAACCGCATAAGGAAAAAGGCTACTGCATGCTGGTCACCGCCTACTACGTCGATCATGACCACAGCTTCAACAAACTGCTGAAAGAATACGATCAGTCAAGCCTGGACGGGAATTGCGTTCAATAAAAAGCAAGGGCCGCCGCAGCGACCCTGGAGACTCCTTCTACAACTTGGTAGATGAGCTGATTCAAATATCACATACGACACTCCAACTGTCAAGCAGAACTTGACAAACAGCAAAAAAGTACTTCTCGAAAAACAATACTTTCGGAAGAGAGGAATGTGGATAACAAGACCGTTGCGGACCTTCATCGGAGCGCGGAATCCATGGGACTGTCAATCGTATCGCGCGACCTCCCACGCGACATATGCGGCCTGTACGACGACCGGCACAGGCTCATCCTGCTGGCCGACTGGCTCAACCAACGCCAACGCCGCTGCACGTTGTGCCACGAGCTCATACACGCCAGACACCATGACCCAGGATGCGGTACACGATACGGAATAAAATGCGAGCGCCGTTGCCGCAGGGAGACCGCGCTGGCGTTGATCTCACCGGTGGATTACGGCATGGCCGAGGAAGTGTACGAAGGTAACACGTGGATGATGGCCGTGGAATTGGGCGTGACCGTACAGGTATTGTCCGACTACCGGCAGCTGTTGTACGATTCCGGCGTGTGCGTGCAATAAAAGAAGTTCAGCGTCCACATACCGCGACGGGAAACAAAAAAGGGTCCCGCCCGAACACAGTCGGACGGAACCCAAGGAACCAACAATCAGCATTTCCGTTTTCACCAAAATGAGGTTCCACGCACAGTGTAGCGCGGATCCTCGGAAAGAGACAACCATGGCCAGAGCGTTCGTAGACGACAGATGGCTCAAAAACGACGAGGACGGCAACCCGCCCAGCAGGGCCGCGAAACAGTCGCTGGCCAATGCGAAGGATCCGATGAAAGCCAATGTGCCCGGCAAATGGCGGTCCGCGCTGTACGGCCAAGGCTCACGGTGGAGATGCCGCTGGTACACGCTTCGAGACGGCAAACGCGTCCAGAAATCACGGAACTTCGCCAAGCTCCGTGACGCTGAGGAATACGCAGCGGCCATCGAGGACGACATCAGACGCGGCAAATACCGCGACCCGCAGCAGGAACTACGCATCTTCCGGGACGTTGCCTCCGAATGGACGGACGGCAAGATGGATATCAAACAGGGCACTTTGGGCAGATACCGCCGCGAATTGCGCGTTTATATCAACCCCAAGTGGGGCGATCGCACACTGAGGGAAATCCAACGCGACGAACTGCAACAGTGGGTCACGCAGCTCACCGAAGGCGGGTATCCCGCCGAACTGCAGGACGATCGCGAATCGAAGCCATTGAGTCCACGCAGCATCCGCAACATCGTCAAGGTCGTCATGGGCGGTGTCATGGAATTCGCTTTGGAGCACGGCTGGATTGGCGAGAACCCCATTGAAAAGGTCACCGTGCCGCGCATCACGCAATCCGATGACGACATGGTGTTCCTTACCGTCGAGGAGGTGGAGTTGCTGGCCGGCATGGCCGAACGGGCAGGACGGCCGGTAGACGGGCTGATCGTCCGCTGGCAGGCATACACCGGTGCCCGCATTGGCGAGACGCTGGCACTCAAATGCGGCGACGTGGATGTGGATTCACGCAGGGCGCGCATCCGCCGCACTTGGACCGACGACGGCAAAGGCAGGCTTGTGCTGGGCACGCCGAAGAACGGCAAACCGCGCAGCATCGCCATACCCAGATTCCTTATACCGTCCATCGAACGGCAGATGGAGGGCATAGGCGACGACGACTGGCTGTTCCGCGCGGCAAGAGGCGGGAACCTGTGGACGAACACGTGGCGGACGCGTGTCTGGCGAAAGGCCGTCCGACTGGCCGGCATGGAGGACGAGGGCGTGACCATCCATAGTTTGAGGCATAGCTATGCGAGCTTTGCGATTGCTCAAGGCGCGGATGTGAAGACCCTACAGATGCAGCTCGGCCACTCCTCACCCAGCATCACGCTGAACACATACACGGCTCTCTGGCCGGAACGATTGGACGATGTGGCGGACGCGATTGGCGAGCTGCGCGCTGAACAGTTGAAGACCGTCTAGACGCGGAGGTTGCGCGGTCATCGTGTCGAATCGTGTCGATAGCCTACGGCCAAGAAAAAATAAAGCCTTGGAAACGTAATGTTTCCAAGGCTTCCGGTCGGGCTGACAGGATTTGAACCTGCGACATTCTGCTATATTCGGGCATGGCATGACTGAGCGTAGCCGGGTGTGAGCATTGTCAAGAACGTTGAAATTCCAACGTTCGTGACAATACGATACGCAGTGGTTCGCTTTGTTGAAATTAACTGTTCGCAACTGTCATCGTGTCGATATCGTGTCGATGTGGTCGAACCGCGCAGCCTTCCATCGGAAAATGAAAAAGGCCCCTCCCCCAGCATAGAAGCTGAGAGAGGGGCGAGTTCGAGTCTCACGTCAGAAAATTAATCACTGGCCGTCCTCGTCGGCCTTGACAAACGTGAGCTGGCTCACGCCGATGAGCGCACCGACGAACAAACCGATCGCGTTGATGGTCGTAACGAGTTCGCCGCAGTGTGGCAGTCCCCATTGCGGGCCGACCGCTCCGACGAGCCA